TAAGAGACAGCATCAAGGGCGAGTGGGCCAAGCCGATCTATGTGGACGGCAAGATCACCTATCGCAAGCTCGAGCTCGAGGACTGGCAGGTCTTCAACGAATTCAACTTGTTCGCCTGGGTGCACCGGGCCAGCCGGCTGCGGCGCTTTCGCCGGTCATATGAAGAGATCGCCCGCAAGAACGCCAAGTCGACCCGCGGCGCCGGCCGCATGCTGTACCTGGCATTCGCCGACAGCGAGCCCGGCGCCCAGGTCTACAGCGCGGCGACCACGGCCGAGCAGGCGCGCGAGGTGTTCGACGTGGCGCGCGAGATGGCGCTGCGTGACGCGGAATTCCGCCAGCGATTCGGCGTGACGGTAGGCCGCTTCGACATCACCTCGGCCGAGATGGTCCAGACGTTCAAGATCCTGAACGCCGAAGCCTCGACGCAGGACGGCCTGAACGTACACGCCGCCCTGGTCGACGAGGTACACGCGCACAAAAAGCGCGACCTGTGGGACGTGATCGAGTCCGCCGACGGTTCACGCTCGCAGCCGATGATCAGCGCGATCACCACCGCCGGCAAGGACATGACCGGCATCTGCTACGAGCTGCGCGGCTACCTGGTCAAGATTTTGGAGGGTGTGCATGTCGACGAAACATTTTTCGGCGTCATCTACACCATCGACGAGGGCGATCAGTGGGAAGACGAGCGCGTCTGGCGCAAGGCGAACCCTAACCTTGGCGTCAGCGTGAAGCTGGACAAGCTGCAGGCCGCCTGCAGCAAGGCCAAAGCAACGCCCAGCGCGCGCGGAAACTTCCTGACGAAACACCTGAACGTGTGGACCAACGCCGGAAGCGCGTGGATGGATATGGAGGCTTGGGCCCGCTGCGCCGACCCCACGCTGCGCGATCGCCATGCCGAGTTCGAAGGCCTGGATGCCTTCGCTGGTCTCGACCTGGCGCAAAAAAACGACTTCGCCGCCAAGGTCAAGGTGATCGAGCGCGACGGATTCTGGCACGTGTTCACACGTCTGTACTACAACCAGGCCGCCGTCGACGAAAGCCCGACCGCGCAGCTGCCCGGCTGGGTCGAAGAGGGCCATGTGATCGTGAACGAAGGCAACTTGACCGACTTCGACGTTATCGCCGACGACATGCGCGACGACTGCAAGCGTCACAAAATGCAAGAGTTTGCGTTCGACCCGGCCCTGTCGATGTATTTCGCCGGCAAGCTGATCGACGAAGGCCTGCCGCTGGTCGAGATCGCCCAGCGCTCGACCTTCTTCACCCAGGTGTTGCTGCAGGTGGAGAACCTGGTACTGGCCGGCAAGCTGCGCCACGATGGCAACCCGGCCATGACCTGGATGATCAGCAACCTGGTAGTGAAAGTGAGCAAGTTCAACGAACTGCGCGCGCCCGTGAAAGAGCGCCCCGAGAACAAGATCGACGGCGCGATCGCCATGCTCATGGCGCTCGGCCGTGCGCTGGCGATCGCCTCCGACAACACGCAGCAGGGCTTCGTCGATCTCAACCAACCCGCCACGGCATGACCCCCACACTCAACCTCGAAACCCGCACGCACACCTCGCGCGTGCTCGCCGAGTGGGCGCATTCGCGCCCGGGTGCGATCGAGCGCATCTATGAGGACACGAGCCTGGCGCCACGCATCAACGCGCAGACCTACCCAGTCGTGAGCAGCGATTCGGCGGCGATGAAAGACCTGTTCGCGCCGATCAACTCTGCCAGCGGCTTTGTCGTCAACGACAAAACAGCCATGGCGGTGAGCACCGTCTACGCATGCCTGAGCAAAAAGGGCGGCGCGGTGCTGCAGCTGCCGGCCCACCACTACCGCACTGACCACGATGGCAACCGTGAGCGTATGCGCAATTCGCCGCTCTGGTGGCTGCTCAACGAACAGCCACATCAACGCTGGACCGCCGCCAGCTGGAAAGAGTGGATCGTGCGCTGTGTCGATCTACGCGGCGACCAACATACCCGCATCGTGCGCAGCAGCGACAACAGCGGCGGCCGCATCATCGGCCTGGAGCCACTGCATCCGGACTACACCCAAGCCCGCGTTGCCATGATCGGCGGCGAAGACGTGCTGGTGTACGACGTCACCAACATATTCACCGGCAAAGTCACCACCGTCCACCAGGACGACATGCTGCACTTCGCCGGCTTCGGGTTCAACGGTTTGCAGAGCCTCAGCGCCATTCAGTGGGCTGCCAAACAGGCCATCGGCAACAGCCTGGCCGCCGCCGAATACTCTGGCCGCACGATCGGCGAAGGCGCGATGCCGCAGATCGCGCTGCAATACCCAAACAAATTCAACCCAGCGCAATCGCAGCAGCTGCGCGACAGCTTCATCGCCACGTACGGTGGCCAGGGTGGGCGCAAGCTGCCGCTCGTGCTCAGCGAAGGCGGCACCGTCAAGGAGCTGAGCATCAGCCCGGTGGATCTAGAACTGATTGCCATGCGTGGCTACGAAAAGGCCGATATCTGCGAGGCATTGGGTGTGCCGCCGATCCTGATCGGATCCAGCGAAAAGGTCAGCAGCTGGGGCAGTGGCATCGAACAGATCACGCTTGGCTTTGTGAAATTCACCGTCAAACCCATGCTCAAGCGCTGGGAAGAAGAGATCAATCGCAAGCTGTTTCGCGTCGCCGGCCAGTTCGTCGAGTTCGAGCTCGATGGCCTCCTGCGTGGCGACAGCAAGGCCCAGAGCGATGCATTCCGCGCCGCTCTGGGCGGCCCCGGTACCGGCAACGGCTACCGCACGCCGAACGAAGTGCGCAAGCTGCTCAACCTGCCGCCAGACTCCGACCCGGCCAGCGACAAACTTTTCCGCGCCGACCCCAAGGGCGCCGCCTCACCCAAGCCCGCTGGCGACGACCCAACCGATCCACCGAAGGAACCAGCATGAAACTCAACAAGCTGATGCAGCTGCTCAAAGACAACGCCCGCGCTGAAGGCCCAGCGCCCATCCGCATGGACGCAACGGCCACCGAAGCGCACGTCTACATCGACGACGTGATCGACAGCTACTGGGGCGCCAGCGCAAAAGCGCTCATCATCGCTCTGGCTGACCAGCAGGACAAGACCGTGCATCTGCACATCAACAGCCCAGGCGGCGATGTATTCGAAGCGCGCGCGATGGCAGCCGCGGTGGTGGCGCATCCGGGTGACGTGATCTGCCACATCGATGGCATGTGCGCCAGTGCCGCCACATACGTGGCGCTGGCTTGCAGTCAGGTGCGCATGACCGATGGCGGCATGCTGATGATCCACAACAGCTGGACATTCACCTACGGCGACAAATCCGAACTGCGCGACACCGCCAATCTGCTGGACAAGATCGACGGCACCATCAACGCCGACTACGCGCGCAAGACCGGCGCCACCGCCGAGCAAGTCACCGCCTGGATGGACGCCACCACCTGGTTTACCGCCCAGGAAGCGCTCGACGCCAAGTTCATCGACGCCATCGACTCCAACACCAAACAAGGCGGCAAGTCCGCCCAGGCGCGGTGGAACCTCAGCGCCTACCCCAACGCCCCGCAGCCGCCGGCGCCCGAGGAAGACCTCACCGCCCTGGCTGCGGCCCAGACCCAGCGCAACCGCAACCGCCTGCGCCTGGTCACCCCAATCTGACGCTCCCCGCGTAGATGCCGGGCCGCATCCTGCGGCCTTTTTTTATGTCCGCTCCGCTACTTTGAAAGGTACATCATGAGCATTCAAGCACTCCGGGAGCGCCTCGCAGCTTCCAACAAGGCCGCCAAGGCCCTCCTGGCCGACAAGGGATCGCAAACCTGGACGGTCGAAGACCAGACCACGTTCGACAACCACATGGATGAGTCCGAGCGCATCGAGCGCCAGATCGCCGCCACCGAGCGGATGGCGGCCAAAGACCGTGAAGAAAACTTCAAGGATGTTGAAGACCACAACATCACGCGCAACGCCAAGAACGGCAAGCCGCTGACCGAGAACGAAAAGGCCTTCAACATCTTCTTGCGCAAGTCGTTCGCGCAGATGTCCGTGGAAGAAGCCATCGCGGTGCGCAACACCATGAGCACCACCACCGGCTCGCAGGGCGGCTACAGCGTGCAAAGCGAAGTCGCCACGCAGCTGATCGATCTGCTCAAGGGCTATCGCTTCATGCGCCGCGTCGCCAGCCAAATCACCACCGAAAAGGGCAACGACTTGTCGTACCCCACCAGCGACGGCACCTCGGAAGAAGGCGAGTGGATCGCGCAAAATACCACCGCAACCGGCTCCGATCCGACGTTCGGCACCGTCGCCCTAAACGTTTTCAAAGTCGGCAGCAAAGTCGTTGCGGTACCGATCGAGCTGTTGCAAGACAGCCAGATCGATATCCAAGGCATGGTCATGAAGCGCCTGGCGGAGCGCATCGGCCGCACCAGCAACAAGGGATACACGACTGGCAACGGCTCCACTGCCCCCAACGGCATGGTCACTGCCGCATCGGTCGGTAAAACCGGAACCACTGGCCAGACGCTCACCATCATCTATGACGACCTCGTCGACATGGTGGACAGCCTGGACGCGGCCTACCTTGACGACGCCTCGGATCCGACGCTGCCGGGCGCCGCACCAGGCTGGATGTTCTCCCAGACCATGCGCCGCGTCGTGCGCAAGCTCAAGGACAGCGCCGGCCGTCCGATCTGGACCCCGAGCTATGACGGCGGCATCACCGCAAAAGCTCCTGACATGCTCATGGGCTACCCCGTCAACCTGAACAACGACATGGCCGTGCCGGGCGCCAACGCCAAATCGTTGGCGTTTGGCAACTTCAGCCGGTACAAGATCCGCGACGCGATGGAAATCACCATGTTCCGGTTCGACGACTCGGCTTACGCCAAGCTCGGCCAGGTCGGCTTCCTGGCCTGGGCCCGCACCGGCGGCAACTTGCTGGACGTCAACAGCGTCAAGCTGTACCAGCACAGCGCAACGTAAGCGCACCGACGCCGCGCCACGATGCGGCGTTCACATCCACCAGCCCGCCCGGCCAGATGCTGGGCGGCGTCATTCACATCTCATGGAACGGTTATGAAAACCAGACTCATCGCATTGACGCTCATACTGGCGGCCATGGTGCCGTCAATCGGCAAGGACATCGAAGCCGACCGGGCATTCGAAGTCCCGCCCGACGAAGCCGAGCCTTTGCTCACGCAGGGCCTGGCCAAGCTCGCCGACCCTGCGCCCAGCCAGGCCAGCGCACCCAAGAGCGCCAAGACCGTCAAGGTCCGCGTACTCGCCGACTGCACGCTGGGTCGTGCCAATGATGTTGTCACGCTGACGGCAGCAGAAGCCAAGCTGGCCGACGAGCAAGGCCTGGCCGATCCCAGCAAAGAGGCCGTCGCCTACGCCGCCACGCTCGAACAGAACCAGCCCGCGGCCTGAGCCACCCGCAGAACGCATCCCCGAGGAATAGCACGACATGACCATCAAACTTTTGTCCAACTGGGGCGCGCAGCCGGCGGGGACGCTCTATACCACCGACGCGACGACCGAAGCGGCAATGGTCGCGGCCAAGGTCGCAACCTCCAATCTGGCCGGCGGTGTCACATGGGTCCCGCCAGGCAATTCGCCAGGCCTGGGACCGCCGGCTCACTTCTCGCCGGATGGCCAATCCCTGGTGTCAGGGGATGGGACCGATGTAGTGCCACAGCTCACGGGGTTGAGGACTGTCATTCAAGATGCGTTGGTCAACAACTTGGAGCCATACGCTTCGTTGCCCAAGGCATCCACCAAGACCATCCCGCAGCTCACCCCGACCGACTGGTATCCAGATTTGCTGCTGAACAGCGACGGCACCTACCTCTACGGGGCGTATTCTGCAAGCACTGACCGGCTTGTCCGCTACCCGGTAGGATCGCACGCGGCCATACTGGGCGCAACCCCTGCCGCTGGGCTGACGATCACACGCGTCGCGGTGACTTCCACGCCCGGCCTGATATTCATCCATGTCGAAAACGCAAGCCGCAGCGGGGACATCTACAGGTCAACGGACTACGGTGCGAACGTGTCGCTGGTGCTGCAACTCGGGACGCGGAACACGCTACCTCCTGTCAGCGGCGCCAGGAGCGCCGACGTGTCGTGGCTTTCCGATCGCAATTTCTGCGAGGCGACGATCCAGGGGCGGCGCGTCCTGTTCATCGGCGAGTACAACGCCGGGACGGCCCGCACGCTCGGCGGTGCCAACGACGCCGTTTGCCTCTACAAATCAACCGACGATGGCGTCACCTGGGCCATCGCAGCAGAGTGGAACACCGATGGCCTGTCCACCGTCAACGACGTGGCAAATGGCGGAAACTATGTGCGCCACATCCACGCGGTTCGGTACAACAGCATCGACGGCAAGGTTTACATTCTCTTTGGCGACACCAGCAGCCTGTCGAGCGTGGTCAACGACCAACAATCTGCGATCTTGCAGTGGGACGGGGTTACGGCCATTGCGTCCAACGCCACGGTTTCATCCAACGCCACCAACTACCCATCGGCGTTCAAGTGCCTGTATGGGTCTCAGCGGTATCGGTCGGTTGATGCTCTTTTTGAGTCCGATGGCGTCTACATCCTGACGGACGCAAGAAACTCCACGGGCTCGGTGGAAAACCCGTGCGGGATATTCCGTCACAGCTATGACTTCACGACCAGCGAGCGGGTCGCGCGCACGATCATGGAGGTCAATGGCCGCTCTGGTTACTTCGGCATCAAGCATCCAAACGGCAATCACATCTGGATCGACTCGGTGGCTGCAGCGGACAACGTGGTCGCGGGGGCTTATCTCAACAGCATCCACACGTCCTCGTCGGACAGGACCATGTACGCCAGAAATGCGGTGTGCCGCAGCAAGACCGGCGGCGTCATCTTCGTGCCGCAGGCGTTCTTCATGGCGGGCAGCAACATCTACATCGTGAACTCGGTGAATGCACCGATGAAGGATGGAACGGCAGTAGTGCAGTTTGATGCCTCCCTGGCGTGGAACGGTGAGCGGCCCGACACGGTAGCGCCAGTATTCTTCGTGGACACCGTGAACGGCACCGACGACGCGACCACCACAAGTCGCATCCTTCGTGGCAACGCACCCGGCACCGATGCCTTCAAGACGTTGCAGTATGCGATGACTGGATCGCGGGTTCCACATGGTGGACGGGTTCACCTGACCGCCGGAACTTACAGCGAGAGCACCTCGATCAACCCGGTGTTCTTCACCACCCTTTGCGACACGACGGAGTATGTCCATGTGTCGGGGGCCGGTAAGGCCTCCACCATCGTGGGCAACAACGCGTCGGCAAGCAACTGGCTAATGGGGCCTGTGTCAAGCGCGGTGCAACAGAATTGGGACTTCCAAGACTTGCGGCTGACGACATTCAAGTCAGGCGCGCAACAGTCGATCCTGCTCTATACCAGCTACGCGCTCACGACCGCCTTTTACCTGCGTCTGATCCGGGCCGAGGTTGGCAAGCGTCGGGGCGACATCAGCGCAACGGTTGCCACGGACGACGCCTTTGCCGCCGTCCCGATCACCATCGCCCATGCGTCTGTTGCGTTGCGGCCTAACTTCCGCTTTGTCGATTCCGGCCTGGTCTACAAAAATCTGTCGGACACATCCAGCTCGGCGGTCCTGCTATTCCACAACAATGCAGCGGGCCTCCCGGTGGCCAATGTTGACGCCCTGCGCACGGTGTTTTGGGGTGGCCAAGTCCAGCATGGCGGCGCAGCGGCAACCATGAAGCTGGTCAACTGCATTTTTGGTGGTTCGACAGCCGCCACAGGCCACCTGTCCATTCTGACCACCGCCACCGTGTCGCCGGTTGGCTACGGCAATCGTTTTGAGTCCATTGCTGCCACCAAACAGGTCAACAACGCATCGACCTTGCCGATTGTGGGGGCGGGCCAGCTTGGCATCGCGTACATCAACCAGACGCTGAACGACGGCAGCTTTCTCGACTCGCTGCGCACGGTGCGGCAGCCAGGAGGGCGGGTCAAGAGTCCGTTTACCAACGACTACTCGATTATCCCGGTCTACTGATCCCATCCCCTGCCGGTAGCCATCCCATGAACGACGTCGATCGCATCGCCGATGCGCTGTTTGATCGGTTCCGCCGTACCATGGCGACGGCACTGCTGCAGCCGGTCGAGGTGGGGGTGTACCCGGGTGTGGATCTCGCGGTGACGTCGAACGAGGCCACGCTGAGCAAGTGGATCGATGTTTACGAAGGCCTGCTGCTGGAGCGCGGCTATGACCCGCAGACCGTCAAGAATCGCCGCTCCAATCTTAAGCATATCCGCTTGATGTGGGGCGCCAGCCCGCTGCGTGACATCAAACCACGGCACATCTCGTCCGCGCTGCAGGCCTTTTTGCCCGATCGATCTTCGATGGCCCGGCGGATCTTCGATGAGCTGCGCGACATGTACCGCGAGGCGGTGGCCAACGACTGGTGCGAGAGTAACCCCGTGCTCAACACGCGCCGGCCGCCGAACAAGGTCAAGCGAAAGCGTCTGTCGCTCGACGTGTGGGACAGCATGTGCGAAGTGGCGCTTGTGCATCGCCAGCCGTGGGTCCTGTTCATGCTGCTCCTGGCGCTCGTCACCGGCCAGCGGCGTGCCGACCTGGCCAAGATGCGGTTCGATGACGTCTGGGACGGTCACTTGCACATCGAGCAGCAAAAGAAGGCTGGCAAGGCGTACGGTGCCCGGGTTGCTCTGCCGCTCGCACTGACACTCGACGTGATTGGCCTCACCCTCGGTGACGTGATCGACCTGTGCCAGCACTATTGCAAGCCCGGGCCGACGCTGCTGCGCCGCAATGATGGCAAGCGCATCGAGCTGTCGTCGCTCAGCAATCGGTTCAACGAAATCATACGTACCGTGATGGGGAACACCGCCTACGCCGACCGTGAATGGCCGTCACTCCACGAGATCCGGTCATTGTCGGAGCGCTTGTACCGCGCGCAAGGAATCCAGACGCAGCACCTCCTGGGCCACAAGCACCAAGATATGACGGACAAATACAACGATGACCGTGGGTTGACTGCTGCCGAGTGGAAGCACCTGGCAATTTGATTGAGCCCATGGCAAGGACCAAATCCCCATGACATTCAAAGTCATCACCCCCCCAGCCGCACCGCTCGACCTGCCAGCCCTGCGCCTGCACTGCAAGCTCGACCCGGTCGGCTCGACCCACCCGGATGATGCAACGCTCACCGGCGCGCTGGCCGGCGCGCTCAAACTGGCCCAGCACTACACCCAGACCAGCATCGGCGAGCAGACCCTGGAGCTCGCGCTCGATGCGTTCCCGGTCAGCTGGATCACCCTGCCGCGCGGCCCGGTCACGGGCATTACCAGCGTCAAATACCTGGACCAGGCCGGCGTGCTGCAGACCGTGGACCCCGGCGCTTACAAGCTCGACACCTACGGCACCCCGGCCCGGCTGTTCCCCGCATTCGGCACCAGCTGGCCCTCGGCCCGCTGTGAGGTCAACGCCGTGCTGATCCGGTACGTCGCCGGCGTCCTCGCCGCCGATATCGACCCGGCCGTGCTCAGCGCCCTCAAGCTCATAGTGGGCCACCTGTACGAGCATCGGGAGGACACGGTATCTGGCACGCTCACCGAGATTCCAACCGGTGCCCAGGCGTTGCTCGACACCGTCAAAGTCTGGAGCATGTAGCCCACCATGCAAGCCGGCCGCCTCGACCAACGCGTCACACTCTACAGCCGCGGCGCCCCAACGCTGGACGCCGCCGGCCAGGACACCATCACCTGGGTCAGCCAAGGCACCGTCTGGGCCCAGCGCATCACATTGCGCAGCGCCGAGGCCGTAGCCGCCGCGCAGATCAGCGACGACGTCGTCGTCGAGCTGCACATCCGCCACCGTGCAGACGTGAGCACCACCTGGCGCCTGGAGTGGCTCGGCGTGGGCTACGACATCACCAGCGTCGAGCCATTTGGCGGGCGTAAAGACAGAACGCGGCTGCTGTGCCGCAGGGGAGTCAAAGATGGCCGTTGATGATGGCGTGCGCCTGCAAGGTTGGGACGATCTCATCGCCAAGCTGCGCGCCTTGCCCGGTGCCCTGCGCGTGCGCGTACTGCTCAACGCCCTGCGCGCCGGCGCCCGCCCGGTGCGCGACGCGGCCCGCGCCCATGCGCCCGTGCTCCAGAAGCCGGTGCCATACCGCACCGTCGGCCTGGTGCGCAAGTCCATCGTCGTGCGCACCAGCAAGACCGCGCGCCAGGCCGGCGACGTGGGTGTGTTCGTCAACGTGCGCCCGGCCAAGGGCGCGCGGTTCAAGACCAGCACCAGCCGGGTGTTTGGCCTCAAGGTCCGCACCCGCACACAAACCCGCGCCAGCCTGCGCGGTGCCCGCAGCCCGGTCGACCCGTTCTATTGGCGTTTTGTCGCGTTCGGCACCCGCAAGATGCGCGCGCGCAATTTCCTGCAGGCCGGCGCCAACAAACTCACCGGCGCGCTGCCCGTCATCCAGGCCGCGCTGGACAAGTGGATCGCCAAGACCAACGCCAGCGGAAAGATCGTCCCATGAGCGCCGAATCCGCCCTGCGCGCCCTGCTCGTCGCCAACCCGGCCGTGGCAGCCCTCGTGCAAACCCGCGTCGCAGTCGACCGCATGGAGGAGGGCGCCGTGTTCCCCTTCGTCGTTTTCGCCCGCACCGGCACCCAACCCATCACCGCGCTGGACGGCACCCACCTGCGATCGCAGGCCAGCCTCGAGGTGCAGTGCTGGTCCGAAACCCGCCTGGGCGCCGACGCACTGGCCGACGCTGTGGCAGCAGCCGTGCGCGGCGTCATCAGCCAAACCGTGCCAGGCCGTGCGTCCGGCTACGACGCCGACACCGATCGCCACGTCTGCAGCTTGCAGGTCGCCTGGTGGGAGTGAGCAACAGACAGCAGGCGCAACGCCCCAGATTCCGGATTCAAGCCGGCAACCGTTGGCCCTCCATGCGAGGGCCATTTTTTTACCACGTTAGGAGCCAATCATGGCAGCAGTAGTCGCAGACGGCACCATCGTCGCATTCGCATCCACCTACGGCGTCAGCAAGGCCATGAGCGCCGTGAGCAACGCCAACCCGGCCGTTGCCACGCTCGAGGCCAGCCACGCCGTCATCGTCGGGGACCTCATGGAGGTCGCCTCCGCCTGGCCCGACCTGGACGGCAAGGTCATCCGCGCCAGCGTCGTCGCAACCAATGACGTCACGTTCGAGGGGTTCAACACCACCAGCACCACCAAGTTCCCAGCCGGCGCCGGCGCAGGCAGCGTGCGCGAGATCACCGCGTTCACCAACATCGCGCAGATCCTCACCATCGCCGTCGAAGGCGGCGAGCCGCAATACCTGGACTACCAGTTTCTTAACGAGCTGCGCCAGCGCCGCATCCCGCTGGCCAAGTCGCCGCTTTCCATCACCATCGAGATAGCCGACGACATCACGCTGGCGCAAAACGTAGCCCTGCGTGCGCTCGAAGCAGGTGGCGTACCCGCAGCGATGCGTTGGACGCTGCCCAACGGTTCGGTCGTGTACCTCAACGGCTACTGGTCCATGTCCGATCTGGGCAAGCTCACCACTGGCCAGATCATCAGCCGCACCATCGGCTTTGCGCTCACCGCGCTGCCGACGGAATACGCGAGCTGATAGGTCATGGCAGAGCTCGCCCAAATCAAGCGCAAAGCGCTGGCCGCGCGGCGCTTCGAAGTGCCGATGGCCGGCCGCGCGGACGCCATCATCACGCTGCAGGTGCCCACCAAGCACGAAACCATGGTCTCCTACCTGGACTGCGGCACCGGCGCTCCGGCGGCCAACTCCGCCCGTTGGCAGCGCGTCATGCTCGAACGCGCCATCGTCGCCTGGCGTGGCCTGCGCGTGGGGGACCTGCTGGCCACCCACGAGGCCGCCGCCGAAGACCTGCCGTTCGACCCCGAGGCCATCGCGCTGCTGCTCGATGCCCAGGACGAATGGGCCACGCAGCTGTTCGGCGAGCTCATGCCGCGCCTCGAAGCGCGCCAGGCTGTGCAGGATACAGCCGAAAAAAACTCCTGAAGCTGCTGGCCTGGGAGCGCGGCGCCGCTGACGTGGCCGCCATGCGCGAAGCCGGCTTTGGCGACCTGCGTGGCCCCCGGCCCACGCTCGACCCGATCGCGGCGCAAGCCCAGCAGTGCTGGCTGTTCTGCGCCGGCTGGGCGCCCGAGCGCTGGCCTGTGTTCGATGCCTTCTACCCCGTGGCCGATTGGTATTTGCTGATCGATCTGATGACAACCATCCGCAACGCGCTGGAGAAATAGCCATGGCATTTGCTTCGCTCTCCGTCGACCTGGTCGCCAAGATGGCCAAGTTCGAGGCCGACATGGGCGAGGCCGCGCGCGCGTCCGAGAAAACCGCGCAAAAAATCACCCGCTCGCTCGATGTCATCAAGAACGGCTTCATCGCATTGGCCGGAGCCGTCAGCGTCAAGGTGTTGGTTGGTGCGTTTCAGGCCATAGTCGACGGCGCCGACGATCTGGCCAAGCTCAGTCAGCGCACGGGTATCGCGGCCGAAACGCTCGCCGGTCTGGGCTACGCGGCCACCTTGGCCGGCGGCGACGTGCATACCATGACCGACGCGGCCGACAAACTCAACCGCAGCCTGGCCGAAGCCGCCAGCGGCGAAAAGCTCGCCAGCGAAGCGTTCAAGGCCCTGGGCATCAGCGCCACTGATGCGGCGGGCAAGACCAAGACCGTCGATGTCGCCTATGCCGAAATCGCGGACCGATTTGCGGAATTCGAAGACGGCCCCGAGAAGGTCGCCCTGGCCATGCGGCTGTTCGGCAAGGCCGGCGCCGAGCAGATCGTGCTGCTCAATGGCGGCGGCGACGCGATTCGCAAAAACGCTGAGTATTACCGGCGCTTCAGCGGCGTCACCGAGGAGCTGACGAAACAGTCCGAGATCTTCAACGACACGATGTCGAACATCGGCCTCATCGCCAGCGGTGTCGGCACCCGCATCACCGCCGCGCTGCTGCCGTCGCTGCAGGCCGTTGCTGATCAATTCCTGCGGCTGCAGGAAGAGGGTGTGTCCGACGAATGGGCCGCGCGCGCGAAATTCCTGTTTGACAAAATCTCACTCGCAGCGGCTGCGCTGGGGACGCAGTTGACGGTCGTAGGCAAGACTTGGGGCGCATTCGCAGCAGTTGTCACGAATCCTGGTTCTGCGAAAACGATTTTTTCGCTTCTTAAATCCGACATTGTTGCCGCCTACACCGAGCTGGGCCGGTTCGCCGACCGCCTCAACGGCATCGGCGTGAGCCACCCCGACGACGAAAGCGCTGCCGAACGCCGCCGGCTCGGGCTGGACAAGCCACCAGCGCCCAAGCGCCGCGCCCCGCGCCTGCCGTCCACCACCAGCGGCGGCACTGGCTCGTCCCGGCAGAAGGAACTCGACCTCACCAACAAGGAGCTGGCGCGGTACCTCGAAGGCCTTGAAAGCGCGATCCAGAAAACCCAAGACCTCAGTGCTGTCGAAGAAGCGCGCATCTTTCTGCATAAAAAGGGCGCCGGCACATCGACCGATGAAGCCGCCCGCGTCCTGCAACTGGCCCGGCAGCTCGACCAAATCAAAGCCATCAACGAGGCCGAGGCCGAAGGCATCCGCCTGGGCCGCGAGGCCAGCGCGGAGGCACTCGCGCAGGAGCGCGCCCGCGAGGATGCCAACCAATCGCGGATCGAGCGCCTGCTCGCGCCCACGGCCACTCGGCAGCTGCAGGAATCACGCTCCGACATGCTGTTCCTCACCGAGCTGTTCGAAAAGGGAGCCATCTCGGAGAAGCAATACCTCGAAGCGGTGACCGCTCGCCTGGGCCTTACGAATGACAAGATGGAGAAAACAAAATCCATCGCCGAAGAGCTTGGGTTGACGTTTGCGTCTGCCGCCGAAGACGCGATCGTTGCGTGGAAAGGTTTTGGGAATCTGATCCGCGCCGTCGAGCAGGATGCACTACGGATCGTCACGAGAAAGCTAGTCACCGAACCGTTCACAAAAGCGGTCACTGACATGTTCAAAGGCGGCGGATCCGGTGGTGGCATCGGCGGCGCTCTATCTGGCCTGTTCAGCAAGATATTCAGCTTCGACGGCGGCGGCTTTACCGGCGACGGCCCGCGCATCGGCGGCCTGGACGGCAAAGGCGGCCGCCTGGCCATGCTGCACCCGCGCGAGACCGTCATCGACCACAGCAAGGGCCAACAAAGCGCCGGCCGCAACGTCATCGTCACCATCAACCAATTATTCGCCCCCGGCACCAGCCGCGCCACCACGCTGCAGGCTGCGGCCGACGCCAGCCGCCAGTTGCAGCTCGCCGCGCGCAACCTGTAACGCAAAACCATGGCATCCCTCACCGTCCTGTCCGATGTCGTCATGCCCGAGCGCCTACTCAGCGCCGGCGTGCGTGGCAAGAACATCCGGCGCAACACCCGCACCCAGGCCCGCAATGGCCGCGTGCAGATCAACGTCGACGCCGACCTCACCCAGCGCCAGTACGAGTTCGGCAGCGTGCCCCTCACGCTGCCTCAGTGGCAAGACCTCGAAGGCCTGCACGAAGTCACCGATGGCGGCGCCTTCGGCCTGCTGCTGCCCGACCCGAAGGACGCAAGCGCGAGCATCACGCAAGGCATCGCCACGCTCATCACCGGCACCACCTACCAGCTGCACAAGCGCTACACCAGCGCCGGCAGCTCGCGCACCAAAGACCGCAAGATCACCCGCCCACGCGCCGCCGGCTTCGTCATCCAAGTCTCGGGCACGCCTTTGGTATCTGGCAGCGGCTACACCCTCAACGCCGACACCGGCGTCGTCACCATCCCGTCCGCGCCCGCCGCCAACACCATCACCTGGTCGGGCGCGTTCTACGTGCCGGTGCATTTCCTGGCCGACGAGCTCGACTGGGACATCGTGCGCGGTGGTCCCTACGACGGCCGATTCGTCGTCGGGCCCAACGTCGTGCTGATCGAGGTCATCGAATAATGATCGTCACCCCCGTCGCACTGGCCGCCGACATGGCGCTGGGCAGCACCTCGCTGGCCTGGCTGCTCAAAGTCGTGCGCACCGATGCTCAGGTGTTCGCCTTCACCAGCTGGTCCAGTGACATCGATGTGGACGGCGTGACCTACCGCGCAGGCCCCGGCCTCGATGTCTCGGGCATGGTCACCGCCGCCGGCCTGGCCGTCGACAACCTCGAGCTGACCACGCTCGACGACGGCTCAACTTTTACCAGTGCCGACGTTCTCACCGGCAAATGGCGCAGCGCCGCCTTCACCATTTCGCGCTGCAACGCCCGTGCCACAGGCAACGGCGTCCAGGTGCGCATGGCCGGCACCATCGGCAACGTGGCCCTGCGCGAGGGCTACGTGGTGGCCGAACTGCGCGGCCTGCAGCAGATCCTGCAAGAGCCCATCGGCAGCGTCAGCAGCAAGACCTGCCGCACCCGGCTGGGCTCCCCGCTGTGTACTGTCGATCTGGCGCCCTGGACGCACACCGCCAGCGTCACCAGCGTGGCCAGCAACCAGGTGTTCACCGCCAGCAGCCTGGCCCAGGCCGCCGACTACTTCGGCGAAGGCATCCTCACCTGGACCAGCGGCCCCAGCGCCGACCTGTCGTTCAAGGTCAAGACGCACGCCGGCGGCGGCGTGCTCACGCTGATGCTGCCGCCGCTGCTCACCGTCGCGGTGGGGCACAGCTTCTCCATCGTGGCCGGTTGCCGCAAGCGGTTGGAGGACTGCCGCGACAAGTTCAACAACGTGCTCAACATGCAGGCCGAGCCGCACCTGCCCGGCATCGACGCCATCACCAGCCCGCCATGACCACCATCCCCATCACCACCCGCGCCAAGGTCGTGCAGGCCGCGCGCAGCTGGATCGACACCCCCTACCACCACCAGGCCCGCGCCAAGGGCCTGGGCGTCGATTGCGTGGGTCTGGTCATCGGCGTCGGCCGCGAGCTGGGCCTGTGCGCGCCGGAGTTCGACGTGCCGCCCTACGCGCGCACGCCCGATGGCTCCAGCCTCGTGCACCAGGCTGGCGCGCTCATGCAGCGTCTGCCCGTCGACGCGGCGCTGCAGCCCGGCCAGGTCATCGTCGTCGCGTTCGGCGGCGATCCCCAGCACCTCGGCATCCTGGGCGACTACCGCCACGGCGGCCTGTCCATCATTCATGCGGCTGCCATCGCGCGGCCACCTCGGGTGATCGAGACCCGGCTCATGTTCAGCAGCGCGATGCGCTTCGTGGCCGCGTTCGAGCTGCCGGGGGTCGCGTAATGGCGCAGCTCGTCATCGCCGCTGCCGGCGCCGCGATCGGCGGCGCCATCCCGGGCTTCGGCATTGCCGCGCTCGGCATCTCCGGCTCCGGCCTGGGCTGGGCCATCGGCTCTGTCGTCGGCAGCTTGTTCGCACCGAAGCAAAAGGGCGAGGGTCCGCGCCTGAGCGACCTCACCGTCTCCAGCAGTGCCTACGGCACACCCATCCCTTACGTGCTCGGCACGCCGCGCCTGGCCGGCCAGATCATCTGGGCCAGCAATAAGCGCGAGATCGCCACCACCACCGAGCAAGGCAAGGGCGGCGGCGGCTCGGAGTTCACCACGTACACCTACGAGGTCGACGTGCTGATCCTGCTGACCGACAACATCGTGCCCGGCATATCGCGCACCTGGCAGAACGGCGAGCTGATCTGGAACAAGTCTGCCGGAGCCGACCCCGCCACCATCGCCGCCAGCGACGCCGCGCCCCAGTGGCGCCGCATCACCTTCTACGACGGCAGCGCCGACCAGCTGCCCGACCCCACCTACGAGGCCGCGGTCGGCACTGCCAATGCGCTGGCCTACCGCGGGCGCGGAACGGTGTTCATCGAGGGTTGGCAATTGGGCTCCAGTGGCCAGATCCCGAACGAGACGTTCGAGATCTCCGACGCCATCCCCACACTGGAGACCAGCGCCGAGGTGTCGATCGGCCCCAACACATCGCCGCAGGTGGTGGTGCTGTCCGAGCAGTACGCCTTGTGCGTCTATTCGAACGGGAGTTCCGGCGCACGCGCGTCGCTGATCGACATCAGTGGCGCGGACCCGGTCGTGGTCAGCTCGACGGGCCTCACAGGCTCGACCACCAGCATCGGCAACCTCGAGCGCATCTCCGACACGCAGGCGCTGTGGATTTCCAAGGAGGCGGCTGATCTGCGGCCCCGAGCACGCATCGTGGGCCACATCGGCACATCGGTGGTCGCTGGCGCATCGACGCTGTTTCCATCGGGCACGTCGCCCGGCGTTTTCGGTGACGCCTCCTCCGGTACCAGTATGTCGCCGCTGGACGCCACGCGGTTTCTCACCACCTACCTGTACGACACCTATCGATTCGGCGCGGTCGTCATCACCGTGAGCGGCTGGACCGCCCCGGTGATCGGCGCGCTGAATATCTCATCGTCCTACGCTGAACCGATGCTCTACTCGCTGGGGGTCGCACTTGGAGCATCCAGCGGCCTTATGGTGACCGAGACGGGTGGCGGGACCGACGATCTGCGGGTCGCCTCGCTCGCAGTCTCTGGCGACACCGTGACGTTCGGCGCACTGTCCGACGTCATCGACACCGACGCGGGTCCCTTGTCGATCACCAGGATCAGCGGCGCTAGTGCGCTAGTTGCATACAGCAAGTTCACCGGAGTGCCCGGCATCAGCAACTCGCGCTCCGTCCTCGTCACCGCGTCTGGCGGTGGATCCACCGTGCAATCCGCCGGCGACGGATTCGCTGTGGCGTCGCACCGAGTGTGTGACACCGGCGCAGTTTTTGCTGGTGTATCGGAGAGCGCGACCGGCAAGATGTACGCTCGGCGCCTTTCGTCCAGTGGCGCGCCGGCGACCGACCTGGTCGAGATCTCGGACGCACCCACTTCGCAGGTCGATGTGTCGGCGCTGCTCACCGGGACCGGCGCCGTGGTGGTGTATTCGCGCAGCAGTTGGGTTTATGGCCGCATCTTGAGGGGGAACTGATCCCATGGCCACCACCATCGCCCAAGCCGTCTCCGCCATCTGCCTGCGCGCAGGCCTCACCGCCGACCAGTTCGACGTGACCGCGCTGGAGAGCATCACCCAGCCGCTGCGCGCCATGGCCATCAGCCAGGTCACCAGCGCCCGCCAGGTGCTCGACATGCTGGCCAGCGCGTATTTCTTCGAGGCCGTGGCCAGCGACAAGATCTACTTTCGCCCGCGCGGCGGGGCGCCTGTCAAGACGCTGAGCTACCAGGACCTGGGCATGTACAACGCCGGGCAGGACATGCCCGGCCCCTTGGTGCTCACCGACGGCAACGAGCTCGAGCTGCCGGCGCAGATCGCGCTCACCTACCACAACATCGACGGCGACTACCAGACCGACACCCAGTACAGCGACCGGCTGCTCTCCAGCATGCAGAGCACCAGCACACTCTCGCTGCCATTGGGCCTGACCGCATCCGAGGCCAAGGCCATGGCCGATGCCATGCTCATCGACAGCGTCGTGTCGCTCCTGACCACCACGCTACACCTGGGTCTGGCCCATTCCGAGCTCGAGCCCACAGACGTGGTGATCGCCACCGGCGACGATGGCTCCACCTACCGGCTGCGCTTGGTCAAGCGCGAGGACACCGGCGGCGTCAGCGCGTTCGAGGCCGTGCTCGACGATGCCTCGGTGCTCACCCAGGCCGGCATCACCGACGGGGCCACGGCATCACAGTCCGTCGTGTTGCCGGTGGCGGACACTGTCTGGCTGCTGCTCGACATCGGCCCCCTGCGCGATGACGACGACGCGCCAGGCTACTACGCGGCCGTCAGCGGCGGTGGCAGCAGCGCCTGGCGCGCCGCAGGCGTGTACGACAGCCCCGACGACACCACCTACGACCTGCGACTGAGCCTGAGTAGCCAGGCCGTCATCGGCGAGGCCACCACCGCGCTGGCTGTATGGCAAGGTGGCAACGTGTGGGACGACGTCAGCACCGTCACCGTCGAGGTCGACGGCCAACTCGCCAGCGCCACGGCGGCCGAGGTCATCGCACGTCGTAGCACCAACGCGGCCTTGCTGGGCAACGAGCTGCTGCAGTTCCGCACCGCTACCCTGGTCAGCCCGGGCGTCTACACCCTGTCTGGCCTGTTGCGCGGGCGCCGCGGCACCGAGTCGGCCATGGCCGGCCACGCCATCGGCGACAGGTTCGTGCTGCTGGGCACTGCGGGCGTGCGCTTCATGGCGCTGCAGGTGGCGCAGCTGGGCGTGCTGCGGTATGTGAAGGCAGTCACCGCGGGGCAACTGCTCAGCGCCGTCACGGCCAAGACCATCACCCCGCTGGGCGGCACGCTCAAGCCATTGGCTCCCGTGCTGGCCAGCGCCGACCGGTCGGCTTCCGACACCGTGCTGCACTGGTACCGCCGCACCCGCTTGTCCACCCGCATTACCGGCCCGCTGCCATGGAGCAACCGCCTGGGCGAAGCGGCCGAGGCCTACGAGGTCGACGTGTATGCCGATGGCACCTACACCACGCTCAAGCGCACGCTGGCCGCCACCGACAGCCAGGTGACCTACCCGGCGGCCGACCAGACCACCGACTTCGGCGCGCCGCAAAGCACCCTGTACATCGAGATCTTCCAGATCAGCGCCACCGTCGGCCGCGGCACCGGCCTGCGCGCCACGGTCTGACCCATTCCAAACCCACGGAGCACCCCATGGACCTGATCCCCGACGGCGGCGTCGAAAACGCCGAGACACTGATCAACGCCGGCCTCGTCGAGCTGGCACGGGGCCGATCACTCAGCAGCGTGAGCGCGGCCATGACGTTCGCGCTGCCCACTGCCACCACGCACAACCTGGCGTTCCTGCACCCCAGCGCCGACACCACCGCGCGCATCTGGACCATCCCGGCCAATGCGTCGGTGGCGTTCCCGATCGGCACCGAGATCGAGATTTTCAACCAGAACGGCGCCGGCGTGCTCACCATCGCCATCACCACCGACACCATGCGCCTGTCCCCCGGCGGCACCACCGGCAGCCGTACGCTGGCGGCCAACGGGCACGCGGTGGCCAAGAAGATCACCGCGACCGAGTGGATGATCTGGGGAACGGGGTTGACGTGATGGGCCGCACAACGATCCACGCGCCGCTGCCGGCACCACCGTACCACGACCAGCGCCGCGGCCCGCACCGGCTGCTGCGCTTCGACTTGCTGGTGCGCGTGGCGATCTTGTTCGCGGCCACTATCACCTGCCTGCTGGCCTGGTTCGTGCCGGTGTCGTTGACGGCGACCTTGCTGATCGAGGGCGGCGCCGTCGGCCAGGCGGTGCTGCTGGCGATGACGGCGGCCACCGCGATCGGCTATGTCGATGTGGTGATAAACGACCTCATGCCCGACCGATTCTGCGTGCGGTTGATCAAGCACAAGCGGCACCTCGGCTACAGCCTGATTGCGTTCCTCTACCTGGTGCAGGCCTACGCCAGCATCGGCGAGTCGCTCGGGCCCGAGGATCTTCTGCCATTGGGGTACATCATGAATGGTCTGATGGCCGCCTGGTTCAGCTGGACGTCCGCAGTGCGGGGGTGGCATGTTTAACGCGCGCACCTTCGCCCACCTGTTCCTGGCCATCACCGGCTGCGTCGCATCGGGCCTGGTGTATGCAGCCACCGACGCCGACCTTCTGGGCCTGCCGTGGCCACAGATCGCGGTGGCCGGCGTCATCGCGTTGTGGGGAGGCCTCACGCGCACCAGCGAGCGCGCCCTGGAGTTCAGCATCGCCCAGCGCAACCGGCTCGACGAAAGCCAGCCAGTGCCGCAGGGCTTCCACCTGTGGCCCGAGGTCTGGCGCGCGATCTGGCTCTCCGGCGGCATCGGGTTCCTGGTGTACGGGCTGTGCTCGAGCATGGGCCTGGGCCGCTTCGAGACCGGCGGCGCCATCTTCCTGTCGGGCTATCTCGGATCGCGCCTGCTCGGCGCGCTGGGAGACATGGCCCTGGCCAGGCTTGGCGACCTGGTGGACAACCTGCGCCGCGACGGCCCTAAGCAATGAAGTGGCGGGCGGTGTTGCTCGACTGGTGGCGCGAGGTCCAGGAGCCGTTCGACGTTGATTCAACACCGAACAGCGCGCCGGCGCCAGATAGCGATTTCGGGTGTCCTGACACCCAGCCGACAGCGCCGGGTGCGCTGGACTCTGACCTGTCGAGGCTCGAATGATCACCCGCAATTTCGCCATCAGCGAGTTCGTCAACAGCCACACCGCCACGCGGCTGGGTATCGACAACACGCCCAGCGCGTCCATCGTGGCCACGCTCACGAACGTGCTGATCCCGGCCATGCAGCAGGTGCGCGACCTGATTGGTGAGCCGGTGATCATCAAGTCCGGGTACAGATGCCCGCACCTCAACGCCGTGGTGCGCGGATCTCCGAACAGCGACCACCTCACCGGCCACGCTGCCGACTTCGTGGCGCCAGCCTATGGTGATCCGCTGAAAATCTGCCGCCTGCTGCTGGCCAACAACGACAAGCTGAAGTGGGACCAGCTGATATTCGAGGTCGGCTGGGTGCATGTGTCGTTCAACACGCGCCGGCGCAACCAGGTGCTGACGGCGCACTTCACGCCGTCAGGGGTGCGGTACACGCAGGGCCTGGCGTGATGCTGCCGCTGCCGATCCTGCTGGCCATCGCCGCGCTGGTGGCCAGCAATGCATTCACGGGCTGGGCCTGGCTGCAGGCGCGCGATCGCGCAGCCTTGCTCCAGGAGCGGCTAGACAACACCGTCGACGTCGCGCGCGAGTGCAGCCGCGGCGTCGAGGCCCTTCGCCTGGAGGCCGACAAGCGCGTCCGTGCAGCTCGGGCAGCGATCGCCGCGGCTGAGTTGCGGGCCTCCCAGCGTGACCAGCGTGCCGATCAGATCCTGGCCACCCCGCCGGCCGTCGCCGGCGATGACTGCGCCAGCGCACAGGCCCAGGTCGACGACTGGCTGGCCAACCGCCAGGCCAAGCCATGAACTGGCGCCTAGTCGGCATCGTTTTGGCCACCTCCGCGTTGATTGGATGCGAATCTGCTCCAATTCGGATGCAGACCGTCCAGGTGCCAGTGCCGGTGCAATGCCAGGCGCAGGTGCCCACGCGGCCCGCCATGCCCACCGAAGCCCTGCGGCCAGGGGTGAGCCTAGACACGTTCGTCAAAGCGGCCCAGGCCGAGATCGAGCGGCGCGAGGGCTACGAGGAGCGGCTGCGGGCGGCGCTGGTCGAGTGTGTGGTGCCGATCGAGGCGGCGCCGGCGCAGTGATCCAGCGTCGTTTCCCTGCGTGACTTTTGCGTGACCTGTCTCGGCGCCTATAGCTACGCATCGACGCCTCGGTGGCGTCGAAAATTCGCAAGCTGTTGATTCCATTACAATCACGCCCGCAGCGTGAGGGTTTGGGACCAGAGGGTCGAAGGTTCGAATCCTTTCGCCCCGACCATTTTTCAAGGGTTGGCAGGTTAGGACTTGCTAACACTTTTCCTTTTGCGTGACTTGCTGCGTGACTTTTCCGCGCAGGCTACCCGTTCACCACGCGCAGCACCATCGTGCGATCGCGCGTCTGCAGCACCGAATTTGCCGCTTCGAGCAGCCTGGCCACGGTGGCCGCGGCGTAGTGCTGTGACATGCCGGCCACGGCGTGGCCCAGCAGCAGGGCGCGATCTTCCTCGGTCACGCCGGCGTCACGCAGCCGCTGGCCGTAGGTGTGGCGCAGGTCGTGCACGCGCACCGGCGCCAGGCCAACTGCCAGGCGCGCCTTCTGGAATCCGCTGTTGTTCATCGTCTCGACCCGCTGGTGCTTCTTCTCTGGCTGGCCCTTCTTGGCCTTCGGCTGCCAGGTGAACACGTATCGGTCGTGCACGTCGCGCCGGCGCTCGACGATCGACCAGGCCACGTCGTTGAGCACCAGGACGTGCGGCCGCTCGCTCTTGAACGCCTCGGCCGGGATCACGAACACGCTGCGCCCCAGCTCCGGCACCGGGCGCTCCCACGCCCATTCCAGCCCGCACACGTTGTCGTCGCGCGCGCCAGTGTTGAGCGCGAACTCCACCATGTCCTGCAGGTGCGGCGGCAGCCGGGTGAGCAGCTTGGTCTGCTCTGCCCAGGTGATCGGGTAGGGTGCGCGTTTCTGTTGCCGCTCGTCGAGCATCTCGATCAGTGGCGCGGTGCCAATCCAGGGCCGGCCATCGTCGCGCCACACGCGCGCGGCGCGGATCATCGTGGTGCGCACCACTTCCAGCGTGCGGTTGATCGTGCTCGGCTTCACGCCGCTGGCCAGGCGCTCGGTGACGAAGGGCTGCAGCGAGTCGTTGCACACGTCCTGCATTGGCAATTGCCCGATGTAAGGCAGCAGGTCGGTCACGTGCCGGCTGATCATCTGCAGCGAGCGCACCTTGCGCTGCTCGCACTCGATCAGGTATTTGGCTGCAGCATCCGCCCACAGGCGGCCATGGCCATGTCGTAGGCGGACCGCCCGCTCGGCGTCGATCGCCGCTTGCCGGTCTCGGAGCCAGGCCTCGGCGGCGTCCTGGCTGATGGTGCCGAGCCGACGGTAGATGCGCTGGCCGTGGTATTTCTTGTCGGCGATGCGCTCGCCGGCTGCGTCGACGAGGATGCCGTTGGTCCTGGTTCGCATGGCGTGATCCCTCCCTTGTTCGCTGGCGTGCGGCCTGGCCGGCCCTTGGCAGCAATATACGCCTCCCACCAGGCATCGAGTTCGAGCCGGTCGAACGCGATGCCGCGCGCGCCAATCACCACCTCGGTGAGGTGTGGCCGCACCGTGGCGTCGAACGTCTGCCGGTCCATGCCGAGGTACGCCGGCGCGTCGCGGTGGCGGATGGCGCGGGGGAGGATCTGCAGGGTCATGGCTCGAGCGTTTCCCCGGTCTTGCTGGTCCAGGCATCACATATGCCGTGCAGGTTTACCGGGAAGCCCAACACGTTGCAGTGTGGCGCCCGGTAGACTGCCTTGCCAGGAATGGCGAGCATGGCGGGCACAAGGTCTTTGCAGTTCCCGCAGCGTGGTGGGTTAGGCTCATAGCCCAACATCTGGCGCTTTTTTGCGCGCCGCCGCTGGGTGCTGTTCACAGCAGCCCTTTCTCGGTGGCCAGCCACTCGCTGATGAAAATGCTGGTGATGGCGCCCAGCTCGTTCTCGCACTGGTCGCGGATCTGCGACTTGGGCACCCACACCTCGGTCTTGCCGTCGAACACCAGCAGCGCCTTGGGCGTCTCGGCGTGGATCTCGACCTCGATCTCTACGTCCCTGCTCATGACGGCACCTCGTCCCAGGTGCGGCCGTCGAGATGGCGGCCGGCGGCTTTCTTGCCGACGCGCACTGGCGCATCGCTCGCATTGATTTCGATGAAGGCCCCTTCGCGGGCGCCATGCTGCATCGCTGGCAGCCACTCGCCCCACTGCTTGAAGAAAAACGGAACGCTGTACCAGTCGCACTGATCGTGCAGGCTGCGAGCCCAGTCAGGATGCATCGGTCGAGCGCCGTGCCCGCTCTCGCCGCCGACGATGACCCAATCGAATGCGCCAATGCTGGGCGCGCCGTGAATTGGCCCGAGCAGTGGTTCGATCGACAGAAATCGTTTCGATGCCGGCACCCTGAGCAGTTTTTGCGCGTCGCGGTCGTATTCATCTTGGTTGACGACAGTGACGCCGAGCCAGACGTTGCGTGGTAGCTGCCCGGCGGCAATCTGTCGGTCCAGCCATACCCGCGAGTGGCCAACGTCGCACATCATCGGCTGGACGTTGCCGATCCGCTTCGTGAGCAGCAGCCAGTCCAGATTCGGCGTGGCCTCGATCAGATCGAACAGGTCGACGCGCCAGGCCGGGTCAACCGCGTTGTCAAACACATCAGCCAGCGACGCACAGAACACCCGGTAGCGAATGCCCTTGGCTGCGGCTTCGACGTTCCACTTGATCGGCAGCTGCCAGTTCTTCGCGCTGGTGCGTCGGCGTGGCGCGCCAGGCCCCCAGTTGACAGCCTGGCCACCGCCGAACCGCGCGTTGCGCGCCTCGGCGTAGCAGTGATCGCAGCCCGGGCCAACCTTCTGGCAGCCTTCCCATGGATTGAAAGTGTGGTCAGCCCATTCGATCTTGGTGTTGGCGCTCATGCTGCCTGTTCTCCATGCGTGAAAACTGAATTGACCCGTGCGACCGGCAGCTCGACGGTGTTGCGCACCGGACCGCTCCATCCGTGTGCGTGCCAGCCGAACAGGCTGCAAGCCTGGCGCAGGCCAGACTCGGACACGCCCAGGTGCTCGGCCGCGCGGCGCATCGACATGCCGGCGTTCAGGCAGTCGCGCACGGCCGCCGGCGTCGTGGTTTTGTATTTGCGGACCTGGGTCATCCCAGCAGACCCGCGAACGGGCTCCTGTAGTTCTTCCAGTTGCGGTGCGATCGGATGTGCTGCACCGTCGAGTGCGCCACGCCCAACTCGTCGGCGATCTCGCGCCCTGGCCGCTCGTCCGCCCTGATGGCGTCTACCATGGCCTGGTCCAGCGGCGACCGGGCACGCGCGGCCTGGGCCAGCTTCGCGTTGCGGCTGGGCCGTTGCTGGTGCAGCGTGCGTCTGGTCGTGCGCCGCTGCAGTGTCTGGCGCGTGACCACGTCGACGTGCTCCGGCGCGCAGCACTTGCCGTTGCCGCAGCGCGCCGTGGCCAGCTTGCCCTCGACATTGAGGTAAAGGAATTCCTGGGCGACCAGGCGGCGCACGTTGACGACCTTGCCGTTGTGGCGGATCACCGGCATGCCGCAATGGATCGCGCCCTGCCACAGCCAGCAGTTGCCCTCCTCGACGGATTTCGCGCGGATCAGGCCCAGGTCGAGCGGGGCGTGGTTGGCGCGGCGCGGGGTGGTGGACTTGGTCATGCCTGCTCGCCGTCCTGCTCTGGCGCACCTGGTGCCTCGATGTCCACACCGTAGTGCTTGGCGGCCTGCAGCAAGTTCTCCGGCTGCGACTCGAGCCTGTAGGCGTGCACCCGTACCTGGTCGACAAGTGCGCAGTCCAGGCAGAACCGGCCGAGCGCGTCCACATCCATCTGGCCGATCTGGTTCTCCAGTTCGTGCTCATGTTCAAAGCCGTGCAACTTCGCCACGACGATCTTGTCGTGGTAATCGACGCCCTCCCAAGTGACGCGCGCGATCAGCTGCAGGTCGAAGGCGGTGCGCGGCACCGCCGCGGCTGCCGTGCGCACGGCCTCGAGCAGACGCATGTGCTGCGCGGTCCGCTCGTCGGCCGTGGCCTCGTTCTTGGCCTGCTCGGCCTTGCGGCGTTTTTCGTTCGCCTCCCAGCTGTTCTGCACCTTGGCGTGTTTCTCCACCTTGGCGCCGGCGTCGATCAAGTCGGCGCGCTTGACGGCCTTGACGGTCTGGCCGTTGCGCGGGTTCTGGATCAGCACGACCTCGGGCTGCGCGATGTCTTCGCCGGCCTCGCCCTTGCGCGGTTTCTTCTTGAGCTTGGCCAGCTCGTCCCGCACGTCGCCCAGGGCGATATACGCGCCCTTGACATTGCCCTGGGCGTCGATCGCGGCCATGGCGGCCGAGCCGCCGATCACCTTGTCGCCCTTGGCCTCGATCGCGGCGCGTTGGTTGGCCAGGTGAGCCATCTTCTTCTCGGCGAAGCAATCGGGGTCGGTACAGATGTCGGCACTGCCGTTCTGGGCCTTGCCCCACTTGTAGAGCGGCTCGTCGCGCTTGATGATGTCGCCATACAGCTCGGGCGTCTGGCCGCTGCGTTTCGGGCAGGTGGTGCAGGCGCCGGCCAGCTCGAGCAGCACCGCGTCGCTGGTGTCGAAAATCGCGGTTTTCAGGTCGAGCGTGAACTTCTCCAGGATGGCATCGCGCACCTGGCGGAACGGCCGCTGGGCCTGGAACGGGAAGTGCTCGAGCGCGATCGCCAGCGCCTTGGGCTGGTGCTTGGTCGGCACGCGGGCGATCTGCTCGGCCGTGCTGGCGTTGATCTTGCCGGCCAGCAGCGCGTCGGCCGCGGCGGGCACCAGCTCGGCCAGCTTGAGGCGGTTGTACACGTGGGTGCGGCTCTTGCCGATGCGCTCGGCCAGCTGGTCCTTCGTGATGCCGTGCGCCTGGATGAACGCCGCATAGCCGCGGGCCTCGTCCATCACGGTGAGATCCTCGCGCTGCAGGTTCTCGATCGCCTGCAGCTGCGCGCTGTCGGCGTCGGACAGCTCGCGGATCATGGCCGGGATGCTCTGCAGGCCCGCCTCGATCGCCGCACGCCAGCGACGGTGGCCGAACACCAGCTCGTAGCGCTCCTCGCCGAACGGGTCGTCGCCGGGCTGCAGCGGATGCAGGCGCAGCAGTACGGGCTCGAGCACGCCGACTTGGCGCACGGAATCGACCAGCTCCTGGTCGGCCGCGGCGTTGCTGGCTTGGCGCGGGTTGAACGGACTGGCGACGATGGCGTTGACCGGCACGGCGGCGATCTCGGAGATCTCGCTGTCGTGGATCGGGGCGGCCTGGGTGGCTGCAGCCGGCGGTGGTGTGTCGTTGTGATCGGCGACGGCGTGGCCATCGGCGCTGCTGTATTCGGTCATGGGCATGGTGGTGCTCCTGGGGTGGGGTGGTCAGAGGTAATCCCGCGACCAGGCCGGTGTGGCCCGGCTGCTGCCGTCTCGGGTGGGCTTGTAGGTCTGCTCGGTGCGTGCGCGCTGGATCTCGCTGCCGTCCATGCTGGTGATGCGGCCGTCGCGGTAGTGCAGCCGGTCGCCGATGCGGCTGGGCAGGTCCAGGCAGGTGTCGGCGCCGGGGCGCATGGGTGGCGGGGCCAGGTCGGCGGCGGACGATGCGGCGCGGCGCAGGCCGCGTGTGAGGGCGAACGGATCACTGGTGGCATTGCCGGCCAGCAGCGTGGCGCGGCGTTCGGCCTCGCCGCCGGGTGGTGGCTTGGGCCGGCCGACCGGGCTGACCAGGTGCGCGCCCAGCCGGCGTGCGACATCCTCGCCGGCCTCGGTCAGGCCGAGCTTGTCGTCGACCAGCTCGATCTCGCCGAGCTGCACCAGGCGCTCGACCAGCGTGACCATGTTGAGCGTGCGATCCGGGTGCTGGGCCTGGATGTGTTCGGCCAGCTCTGTGATGCCGTATTCGCGCTGCAGCAGGGCCGTGCGGGCGGTGTTGAGCATGGCGCGCGTGTTGCGCTGTGCCACAGGTGCGGGCTGCGCAGCGAGGCCAGGGGTGGGGATGGCGTCGCGCTTCATGCTGAAATCCTCACTTCGACACCGGAGAGCCCGGCGTCCAACTCCAGCCACCGGGCTAGAACTTGCTCCTGGAGGTGGCGGATGTCGCCGTTGTTGTCGATTACCGCAGTCGGCTCGAATTGGGAGCCGTCGACCTCGCTGACGTGTGCGTCTGAGGGCACAGTGCAACCGGGCCGCTTGACCTGCCAAATGACGCCGCCAAGTGCGGTGATCGTCTCGGCCTCGTTCTCGAACCGCACGTCCGTGACTGCGATGCGATTGGCATCATTGACGCTCAGCAGTCCGTGGATATGAGCATGCAGGCCGTCGGCCCAGTAGTCGGGGTCGATCAGGCGCCGGTACTCTGTGCCCCACCATTGCATGATCTGCCGTGGCGATCGCGGCGCGTCCAGGTCGAGGTCGACGCCGCGGTCCAGGTGCAGCAGCACCATGCGGGCAACGAACGCCTCGTCAAAGCAGCGGCGCAGGGCCAGCGCCGACAGCGGGTGTTCCTTCGTTTCGCGCCGGGTGAACTGGATGGGCTCCTCTCGGTAGGCTCTGCATACCTCGCGGCGCAATTGGTCGGCGAAGGCGCACACGTAAAAGCCGGCGTGTGTGCGCAACAGCTCGGCCACGGTGTCCTTCCCGCAGCCCTTGGGCCCGGTCAGGCCGATGACGTGGAATGGCTTGCTCATGTCCGCTCAACCCCGCAACGTGTGGCGCGTAACGCCCGGGCTGCGAACCACATCGCCCTGGGTGTAACCGCTGGGTGGTGTGTGCGTGAGCTGTGGCGTCTGCTGGCCGTCGAAAAATGCGCTCTTATCCTGGCCGGCAACTTTCAGGAACTCCACCTCGACGCGGGCGCTGTCGATCAAGGTTTCGGCGACCTTGGCCACGGCGCGGGCACGGTCCAGGTCCATCGGCTGCTCGCGGTTGCGCAGGTCGGCCAGGGTGGCCATGAGGTGCTTCCGCAGCTCGGTCAGGTGGGGCGCCGGCGGTGGTGTATTGGTGGTCATGGCTGTGCTTGCTCCTGCGCTTGGCGCGCGATGCGGTTGATGTGGCGGGTGATGACGCCCTTGAGCTGGATCAGTCGGCCCAGCTCGGGGTGTTTGTTGCGCGGGTTGTTGCGTCTGGCGTTCTCGGCGCGGGTGATGCACTCGAGGCGCTCGACGACGATCTTCTCGAGCACCGTCGTCTTGAGCCCTGGCCGGAACACAACGATGTGGCTGGCCGGTACCGGGCCGTGGGCGGCCTCCCACACCAGGCGGTGCACCGCCTTCCAGCGCACGCTGTTGTTGCCGGGCCGGTCGTTGACCTTGCGCTCTAGGTACTGGTCTTTCGTGGTGATGCGGTAGCTGCCCACGGGAAGCCAGGTGTGGGGCCGCTGGCCCTTCTTGAACTGTGTGCGTCGGCTTTCAGGGTGCGTGCCGGTCACCCCCTTGACGCCCTTGTTCCAGGGCACCAGCCCGGGCTTGAACTGGTTGGCGACCATGCCTGGCAGCTGCTTGCCGCGTTGCACCCGGCTGCTGTAGTCGGAGCGCCAGAACGCCTCTGACTTGTGGATGCCCAGCTTGTTAGCCATCTGATAGACGCTGCCGATGGGGCGCTGCAGCAGCGCGGCCAGGTCGGCGCCTGGTACGTCGGGGTAGATCTCGCGCACCAGCTTGATCTCGGTGGCGGTGAACGCTCGGCCGTTCATGCCGATGTCTCCTCGGGTTGGCTGTTGTTGTGCACGTAGATGTGCGTGACGTGGGTCAGCGTCATGCGGGCGCTGGATACGGGGCCGTCAACGGTGACGGTCATGCCTTTGCGGTAGCGCCGGGCGGCGGCCTCGCAGGCGTGCGGGCAGGGGAACGGCTGCTCGACGTGCAGGCGGTTGCGCTGGGGCACGTCGAGCTCGACCTCCAGGCACAACACGGGCTCCATGTGGCCTTCGGCATCGGCGGGGCGGATGCGGGCCTCGGCGTGCTGCAGCAGTGTGCCGACAAGGCGCAGCTGCGCGTCGGGTGGCAGCTGCGGCGGTAGTGGTGGTGGTGGTGCAGACGTGTTCATGGCGCGTGCTGCTTGTCGTCGGTGCGTGGCTGTTGTGGTGCGGCCGTGGTTTGACCGGCGCGCAGGCGCGGGCGGTCGTCGTAGGGCGCGACGGTTTCGTGCCAGCGCTGCCACAGCTGCTGCGTCTCGCGCTCCATTTTTGTGGCGTCGGCCGTGCGCATGGGCGGCGGACGTGGGGTGGTGGCGCGGTCGATCAGCCGCTGGAAAAAGCGCGCGCACAGCCAGACGATGCCGAAGATGACCAGCACCGGGGCGGCCAGCTGCACCGCGTGGGTGATGGCCTCGATTTCGGTTGGCCAGGTGGCGGCCAGGGTGTCTATCACGGTTTTAACGCTCATGGTGTCGCTCCTGGTTGACCAGCGCCACGCGCCGGGTCGGCGTGCCGCGTTTGGTGGTGCACTGGATGGCGCTGTCGTCCTGCAGCTCCATCCAGCCGGCGTTGGGGCCGCACAGCTGCTGCACGGCGCGCTCGTAGCGCTCCTGCGCGCTGGCCTGTTGCTGGGCGGCTTCGATGTCGGCCAGCTGGGCGTAGTCGCCGCTGTGGTCATCCAGGCCGGGGCCGAGGATGCCCAGGATGGCGGCGATGGCCAGCGCGGTGAGGGCGGTGCGGATCAGCATATCGGCACCTCGACCAGGTCGCCGAAGTCACCGACCACGGCATGGAACGAGCGGTCCCACAGGCGGCCGAGCTGGTCGCTGCGCGTCTCACGGCCGAACCAGGTGGTGCCATGCTCGCTGTCGAACATGCGTTGGATGTGCGTTTCTTGTCGGCCGCTGCCGTAGTAGCAGCTTCTACCGGACTCCAGCCAGCGCGGTTTAGTCGCGCACTTGATCGGCGCCAGAATAATTGCGCCTGTTGCCGGCCGGGTGGCCGATGCAATTACCGCGTTAATCGCGGCATCGAGCGCCTGGCGCTCGGTTTGTATGGGTGTCTGCACGGTTCACTCCTTGCCGGCGGGGTGCCGGTGGAGTGGACTATACCCGTGGGTAAATTACAGTGTCAATACCTACGGGTAAATTTCTATTGCCTACGTGATGCCGAAGGTCTTGCGCGTGGCAACTGCAATGGGCGAATCGGTTGGGACCAAGTCGGTGCTGTCGCATTTTTCACATCGTTGCCCGCGCCGTGTCAGTCGCCAAAGCGAGTAGACAAGGCCGGGCACGATAAAGCAAAGCCACAGCACCAACTCGATCCAGATGGAACCGCCGGTCACGATTCGCGGCTTACCGGTGTGCCCGCAGGACTTGCAGAACTTCGCGGTGTCGCCCTTGCGGCGGAAAACGCCCTTGAACGCGCGCACGACGAGCAACACAGAGCCGAAGAACAACATGGCTGTGAATGCCCAGAAGAAGAGCGAAAACTCTGTCATTGCGGCTCCGTAGATGGTTTGGACCTAGCAGCTAGAATTTGTTTCGGCCACGGATATATTACCGCGCTCCGGTATTTGGTTTCCGGCGGCTTTGGTGTTCGAATTTAAAGACCAAGGCGTCCAGCAATTCGTCGATCTGACGAAACGCCTCGCGCGCTTCGACTGGACCTAGGGCTTCTTGCAGCTTTTTTAGGCGGCCCCAGTGTACAAGGTCGAACGGCCAGTGCGCTGGTTGGAATGGCAGGTATTCTGCGGCTGTATCTCGGACAGCGAATGCTACGCTTACCGTCGGAGTTGGCAGCTCGCTGCCCAATGGCAAATCGAACCAACCGGCGCTGAGATCATATTCACGCGTCGCGGCTCGTATGATTTTCAAGCCAACCCGCTTGAAGCCCTTTTTGGTGGGCGGATACAGCAATCGGCTGACATAGCTGGCCTCCACGCCAATCGCATCGGCAAACGCGCGTTGTGAGCCGCCGGTGGCGTCAATGAGTTCAGCGAGGCGCGCGCGCCAATGGTCAGTGTCCGCCATGCAGAAATTGTCAGCAACCGTCCACGGCAGGTAAATCGCCTGCGGGTATTGACTGCTGTTTACCTGCGGGTATAGTACGGGCATGCAGAAATTGCGCGTATACCTAAACGGCCTGTCGCCAGAGGCTCAAGCAGCGTTTGCCAAACGGTGCAACACCAGTGTGGGATACCTGCGTAAGGCGATATCGGTGGGATCGCGCTTGAGTGAGGGCTTGTGCCTGCGGATTGCCGCCGAAAGCGCCGGCATCGTGCGCCCGAGTGATCTTCGCCCCGAGCTGGATTGGCAGCGGCTTCTCAGTTGCCAGCACAGGGAAGCCACTCCACCCACCACCGAGCCGGCAACGGCGGGAGACTGAGATGCGCAGCACCACCCGCGCGCGCTTGCTGCTGTGTAGTCGCGCCTCTGTCCCGGTGGGGTGTCCGCGCTGCGGTGTAGGTGTGGATGATCTGATGTGGTCGCATCGGCTGGCTGACCCATTCGAGCGCTGGTACTGCCGCTGCGGCGCTACGGGGCGGCGCGTGGCTGCTGTTGTTGGTGGTGGATCGTGCCTTGCAGAAGTTCCACTGCCCGCTTCAGGGCGAAGGTCTGAACCTCCTCGCTCGTCAATGTCGCATGACGGGGTATCCGAACCGTGAAAGAGACCTCTTCGATTGGATCGCCGTCCTGGGTCGTGATTCTGACTGCGCCGTTCCACGTGACGACCCAGCCGGTCGTGGTGTTCTGGATGACGAATGGTTGTCCTAGTGGTTTCATGGGTGGCCCTTCCGGTGATGGTTGTGTGAGACCTCCATCGTATGCCGGCAGGGCCGCTCGCCATTTGCAGTTGCCGCCTCCCCACCTGGGCACGCCGGGCGGCAATTCTTTCCACCCACATGGCGGTGCTCCATCCGCTGGCCGGGCACGAATGACGTGTCTCCACTCCCTTCAGGCTCGAAAGGCCTGTGCCCGGCCGGGTGGGTTTTTCTTCACGGGTTTTGCGGTTTCGCAGGGGTAGCGTATGAGCCTTGATCTGATCGATTTGCGGGCCAAGATCACGCTCGAGACCGATGCGGTGCTCGAAGCGATCCACCGGGCCACGGGCCGCGATCGCAGCGAGATTGCGCGCCAGGTGCTGGCGGAGTGGGCGGCGGCGGAGATTCATAAGGCCAGTTTGATCGACAAGCTGCTGGCTCGCGAGGGATTGCGGGGGATTTGCGGGGGCGTCTCAGGGAGTGAGAGGGAATCGCAGGGAATCGCAGGGAATCCGAGGGATTGCACTCGGAGGGCGGGCTGATCATGCGCCCGCCAGGCTCCATAGGCGAGGTGCGCGCCGTCTTGATGCAGCAGCTTGCGCGCGAGCCGATGACGATCCGCACGGCCGCCCAGCGCAGCCAGGTTGGGCTGCAGGCGGCGCGCAGCACGATTGCCAACGCGGTGCGCGCCGGTGCGGTGCGCGAGTGCGGCCAGGTCAAGCCGGCCAAGGGCACGCGCTGGGAGGCGATCTACGAGCCGGCGCCGCAGCCCGAGCCGGTGCAGCATGAGTGCGCCGGCGACGGCTGGTGCGACCTGGCTGCGGTCATGGGCGATTGGGCGCGGTAGCGGCCAGCACCTCAATCACAAAGGGTTGCAATGACAAGCCGGCCAACGGGTGATCAACTGCCGCCGATTCGGTTCGAGGCGCTGGCCGGTGCGTTGCTGGGCCGTGCCGAGGTGTTGGTGGGGCAGTGGTTGCCGGGCGGCAAGCGCGAGGGGCGGGAGTACAAATGCGGCTCGTTGTCGGGTGGCGCGGGGTCGAGCTGCTCGGTCAATCTGGACAACGGGCGCTGGGCGGACTTTGCCACGGATGACCAGGGCGGCGATCTGATCGCGCTGTACGCGGCGATTTTCTCGCTGGAGATGGGTAAGGCGGCGGTGCAGCTGGCGCGCGAGCTGGGCCTGGAGGACGTGGCCGGTGTGCGCCGCGCGGATGGCGCAGCACCCGCACCGCCGCCGCCGCGCCCGCCCCCTGCGCCGCCCACGGCGCGCAAGGCCGAGCCCGAGGGTTGGGTTACGGTATTGCCGGTGCCCAAGCACGCGCCCGAGCCGACGTTCCGGCACCACCACCGCCAGGCGCAGGACATCACGCATACGGCCACCTACACGATGGACGGCCATCTGCAGGGCTACGTGGTCCGTTTTCGGACATCGGACGGCGGCAAGGAAACGTTGCCCTATACCTGGTGCGTGAGCCAGCGCGATGGCGCGGCGCGCTGGACGTGGCGCCAGTTTGACGAGCCGCGGCCGCTGTTTTTCCCGGCCGGGGTGTCGCCGCTCGGCCTTTACAACGCCGGCCAGCCGCCGCGCACGGTGGTGCTGGTGGAGGGCGAGAAGAAGGCGATCGCGCTGCAGGGCCTGCTCGATGCCGGCGCGCCCGGCATCTACCTGGTGGCGAGCTGGCCGGGGGGGTGCAAGGCCTGGAAGCGGGCGAACTGGGACTGGTTGGCCGGCTGCGTGGTGTTGCTGTGGCCGGACTGTGACGCCAAGCGTGTGCCGCTGACGCAGACGGTGCGCAAGGCCATCGCGGCGCAGGTCCAGCAGCAGCTGGACGACATGGGCGGGCAGGTGACGGCCGGGGACCGGTCCCGCGCGGTCGATGCAGCCTGCCAGCTGGCGCTGGGCCAGAATCCGCTGCTGCCGGCGCACAAGCAGCCGGGCATGGCGGCCATGCTGGGCATCGGCCATTTGCTGGTGGCCGAGCATATGGGCCGGGTGCAGCTGCTGCCTATACCCGACCCGGGCGCCGTGCTCGATGGCTGGGACTGCGACGACGCCATCAATACCGACGGCTGGGATTTTGCGCGCGTGGTGGCGTTTTTCGGCCAGGCCGGTGCATTACCACCACCGTCGCCAGACGAGGCCCCTGCAGCGGCGTCTGGTGGCGGCGGTGGCGGAAAAAAAATCGACGGTCTCGCTGGCGCACCGGACCCGGATGGCGGGGAGTCTGGCGACGGCTCGCGCATGGTGGGGGGCAAGCGCATCCCGGCCTGGCTGCTGCCGTACTGGGACAGTGAAAAGCTGCGCTGGTACACCTCGCGCAAGCTGGTGATCCGCGCGCTGGAGCAAGACCCGGCGTTGGAGCCCGTGCTGGCCTACAACGAGCTGAGCAATACCATCTGCGCGCGCGTGGCCTGGCCGTGGCTGCATGCCAAGGCGGGGCCGATTTCGGGCTCGGACGATTTGCTGCTGGGTGACTACCTGACGCGCACCTACGGCATGCCCAGCATCAGCCGCGCGGCGCTGGTGGAGGCGATCGAGACCGTAGCGCATGCCCGGCGCTACCACCCGGTACGCGAGTACCTGCAGGCGCTGGAGCACGACGGCACGCCGCGCATCGACAAATGGCTGGTGTACGCCATGGGCGAGTCGCCCGATTCGATACCACGGGCGCTGTACGAATACCTGTGCCTGGTGGGCCGGTTCTGGCTGCTGGGCATGGTCAATAGGGTGATGGAGCCGGGCTGCAAGTTCGATTACTGCCCCGTGCTCGAGGGGCCGGGCGGGTTCGGCAAAAGCACGCTGGTGGAGGCGCTGGCCAGCGCGGAGTTTTTCAGCGACACGCATTTCGACGTGAGCCGGGGCAAGGAAGGGCAGGAACAGGTGCAAGGCCTGTGGCTGTACGAGATTGCCGAGCTGGCGAATTTCGGCAAGGCCGAGATCGGGCTCATCAAATCGTTCATCACCGGCAAGATCGACCGCTACCGGCCCAGCTATGGCCGCGTGGTCGAGGCCTACCCGCGCCAGTGTGTGCTGGTGGGCACGACGAACGAATCGACCTACCTGCGCGATCGCACCGGCAATCGGCGCTTTTGGCCGATACCGGTGCGCCACCGGATCCGTATCGCCTGGGTCATCAAGCAGCGCGACCAGCTGCTGGCCGAGGCCTATGCGCTGTACCAGGCGGGCGCGGCGTTCACGCCAGACCATGAGGTCGAATCGCGGTTGTTTGTGCCGATGCAGGAGTCGCGTCTGGTCGAGACCGCCGTGCTCAGCGAATTGACGCATGTGCTCACGCGCGACCCGGTTGCGCATGGCATTGGCGCGGTGGTGAACAATCTGGCCGACTTTGTCACTATCAGCCAGCTGACCGCGGCGCTGGGCGTGGATGCGGCCAAGAGCAACGCGGGCCTGGAGGCGCAGATACGCGGCTACATGGACCACGAGGGGTGGCAGCGGAAAAAGCGCCAGATCAACGGCGCCAGGGCCTGGGGGTACGAACGCCCGGACGACTGGCCGCCACAAGAGCCGGCTACGGCACCCGATAACACCCCGATGGCAACGCCGGGGCCTTCGGCCATTCCATCAACACACGGAGATGCGGACGATGCGCCGTTCTGACCCCACAACGCGTGGTCAGACGGTGCAAAAAACGCGCCGTGCCACAAGCCCTGCCAGACGCATGATTGGCAGCAGGGCGCCCGAAGGGCTGGGAGGCGCGCCGCGCCCCCATTGCGGCGCGGTAGCGGGGAAGTCCATGCATGCGCCTATGACGTAGCGCCCAGGTGTCCAAGTGTCCAGGGTGTCCAACGGTTTGCATGGACACCACTGCAGTGCTATTTCCCTGCTTTGCCGGGTTGCAGCTGCTGCATTGTCTGGGCACAAGTGGACACGCCCATATCGCAATGCGCCCGGGCACAGGCAGGGGTGCGCGCGCCCACGTACGCGCGCACCGCCCACCCGTTCTACTTTTATCTCTATGGAAAAGGTTGGACAGTATGGACACTAAAGGCAACCAGGCCGACATTGAAGGCCAGATCGCGTTGATCAAGGGCTCGATGCCAGAGACCTACAAGGCGATCAAGTCCAAGGCCGAGGAGATCGGCAACGAGGCCTTCCGCCTGGTCCGCCAGGGCCTGGCCGGCAAGCCGTGCAAGTTCTACGCGTTCGAGCGCGGGCGTGTCGTGGGAACGCCGTTTCAGGGGCACCCGATCGAGGCCGATATCGCGCAGGCGATGGTGCAGTTCGGGTGTGGGTTTTGTGTGGTTTGGGCGGAGCCTGCAGCCACGACATAGGAGGGGTGACGATGGACCATTTCGGAATTGGGGCGGCGGTGCGGGCCGTTGTGCGTGTGTATGTTAAATCGGCGCGCCGCACGGGCCGGACAACATCACTTGTCGAAAGCGTGCAGGACGGCGATCGCATTGTGTTTGACGATCACCGCGAGGCCACGCGCGTCGAAAAACTGCTGCGAGCTCGAGGTGTCCAGGTTGAGTGCACTGTGCTGCGGGTCGATCGCGCTGGTGAGTTGTTCACCAAACCGCCATCTGCAGGTCGCACCATCTTCGATCACACCTGGGTGGAGCGGTATTACGAGCAATCGATCGACCTTTGCCAGATGGAGATCGACCGCCTGCAGCGTGAGACGTCTGGCTTCGGTGAGGCGCACAGGGAAACCCAGCGCGCTGCGGATGAGCTGTTGCGCTGGAAAGGCTGACATGGCCCGCATCCAATGGGTAGCACAGCGCCTGAACAACTGGGCCATGTGGAAAGACCGCGAGGCCAGCGGTTCGCTCGGGTTCGCTGGCACCAGCTCTTTCCTGCGCGAGCCTGGCGGTGGTGGCTACCGTGAGGCGCAGATCCCGGTGTTTGACGAAGAGGCCAGCATCACCGACCAGGCCGTCCAGTCGCTCAAGGTCGCCCGGCCACTGCACCACGAGACCCTGGTGCTCTACTACATCGGCGGCCCACGCCAGCCCAAGCTGACCGCGCTGGGCATAGCGCAGCGCCACGGCATCAGCGAACGCGCCGCGCACCAGCGCCTGGAAGAGTGCGACCGCGCCATCGCCCGCTGGCTCGATGAACGTGCCGAGAACGCCAAGCGCATCCCGGCCACGTATGTGCACACGTCGGCATCGTGATGGGGAGTTTTTACATATTGCAGTTAAGGGCTACATTTCATGCAAGCTGTGGTTCAGTGCCCTCCGGCGCAGATCCACGGCCAGCCCGGCAGATCACCCCCTGTCGGGCTTTTCTTTGTCCTCCTATGCCACAAGCCGCACCAAAGCCTGTCTCTTATA